CAAATACTCTTTTCACATTTTCTTCTTCTTTAGCCATAATTACTGCTCCTTGTTGTCCTTGAAATCAAACTGATTAACGTACCTATTCCAACTTAAAGTATACTGAGATATTTCACTCTGAGCTGCTCTTAAATTAGAATTACCATTATCCAAAATACGTGCCCTGGCTTCCATCCATAGTTCTTTCCACTCTCTCTGTTCTTCGTCTAGGTCTTCATCACGAAGTCCGTGACCCCATAATTCTCCGAACCTTTCTTCAAAAGCGGCAAGTGCCCCTATGATGGTTGTATCAAACTTCTTCTTAAGATTAGCTAGTAATCTTTTTTTAGAATTATCTTTATATCGTTTGTCCGAAGCATTCTTCTTCTTATCAAATTCATTTCTAAATGTTATAAAATCATCCATATTATTTTCCTCTTAATGAATTTTTAAACTGTTCCGCAGCTTGTTTTGTTAACTCTCTCTTTACCTCTGGTAAATGTTGTTCTTTTACAGTGCCCTGATCTTTAATATATCTAAATTTTTGATTCAATTCACGTCTAGTTCCCATGTCGTTAAGAGATTGAATACGTTCTACATCTTCTTGTGTTTCAGCTACTACAAAAACTTCTCCTGCGCTATCGGCATTTGTGCCAGCCATTCGGTCTAAATCTTGCTGTTTTTTATCACTCTCTCTCTGTTTCTTTTGGAATAACATCCATCCATCAAACATATCGTCATCTTTGAAAACCTCGTCGGCGGGGCACTCAGTGCTTTCATAAGCGTTATCATACATTTTAGAAAAAGAAACCAATGTTTTCTGATCATCATTTAAATCCTTTATTGGGATTCCAAACACATTTTCTTTTCCTATAGTCCACAGGCTTCGCCAAGGTTCATCTCGTGCCATTTCCCTAAAATCCGGTATAGAAATACTTTCTTGATCTATCTTATTTATTATAATGTTTAGGAGATAGGGGTCAGATAGCCAAAAGTCCTTTTCCGTATAAATATTTTGATTATTTTCATCCAAAATACACAGAGCGGTAATAAACTGTTTTTTTGTAAGAAAAGCATGATATTCTATAGTGGCATGCTCTAAAGAATGTTTTTTAATCATAGCTTTATCTATGATTTTTCCTGTTCTTTTTAATCTTTTTCTTATCTCATTTTGAGTATTGCTTTTATAAGCAGCTTGATATAACTGAATCTTAAGATCGTCAGAATATTTTTCTAAATCTTTAAAATCCTTATCGTCCTTGGGCCTCCAAATATCCAGCTCATTCAAAATCATTTTAGCTTTGTCGCGTGTTATTAAATCCTCAAACTTTTCAGACTGCATAGTCTCTTGGTATATATATTCTCCTAATAGTTTAATTTCAGAAGAAGGAGAAATAACCTTATATCTTTGACCGTCGACATCAAAGAATTTTAATCCGCTCAGAATTTGAGCTACCACAAGATTTTTAGTGTCCTGTTCCATAACCATCCTAAAAAAAGTCAGCAGTGTTACTCGCCTAAAAAAAATCCTCTCTATATTCGCTTGCCAAGGCTAACGCTTCACTACTGACAAAAGAGGACGGGACAAAGCCCCGCCCCCATTAAGTCAGTCTAACTACTTACTCTACTCTCTGGTGGTATCATCTGCACCGAGCCACCCACTACATACTCTTTGTGACCAATCCCACAACGGAGCTGGATCAAGAGGATGCATGACGGTAAAGTCATTAAACGTGGTATAACTGTAGGTGACTGTAACGTTTCCACCACCAGCATCTCCACCACCATAGTTAACAGAGGCTAATTTGTTCTTACAACCAGCTGAAACTCGCGTGCCTTCGCAAGCTGCAACAACAATCTCTTGATTACTCAGATTGTTCACGACGTTACTGCATGTACCCGCAGTTCCACCACAACCATCTGCAAGAGCATTAACCAAATCACCACTAACACTCAAAACTTCAATATCAGTAGTAACTTCAACCGGGAAGGTAACGACTCTGGTATAAGGTTGTCGACTACCTAACTCAAACAGCTCTTCCCGCCCAAAGTCGGTCGAAACTGTAATGCTTTGAACGTGACATTCTGGATTTTTCACCCCATTGGTGACGACACCCGGAATATCGGTAGGCAGCTTGGTGTAATCAACTTTACCCGTGGTAGCAGCAACAGCTGTCGTCAAGAATCGCATATTCTCTCGACGATTAATACCACCGGCAGGACCGTAATCGGTACCAGCAGCTCCAGTTTCGGCAAAAGGCTGATCGGCATTGTGAGCCATTCTCTCTGGAACGTTCAAGTATCCAGTGTCCCACACACCATTATCAGCTTCACTACAACCAGCATCAGCCCAAATCTTATTATTACCAACAAAAGTAATATCTTCACTAAAGTTAGCATCAAGTGGGAAGTTGTAGGTCACAGAGCCCACGAACATACCAGACGCTTCCATGTGAGAAATTTCTTTATTCGCACCAGAGGAAATATTTTCCCTAGAATCATCCCAAACACCGAGGCCTACAATACATGAAGGGTTGCCACGACCTGCAAGGGTCGGACTTGCAGCCCTTTGTGTTGCCAGCACAAACATAGGAGGATATCCATCCAAAACCTTACTGGCCGACACCTCAACATTGGGAATACCTTCAATATTCTCATAGATTTCAAGCTGCCCAAGCTCAAAAGCTTGTTCCAAATTAAACGTAGTAGTCACAGCGACACTTTGTACACCATGAACCAGGTCTCCGTCTGCCCATGTCGACAAAGCAGTTCCAATGGGCTCGGGCTTAATTGCTAAGCCCTGAATTGCAAAATAAATTCTCTTATTAACCATATTAAGCTCTCCTAATATTTAACAAACATATACTTAGTTTGAGATGTATTTTCTACCTTTAGATACACCATTAAACAAAAATGGTCTCAAAAGTCACCCTTATCGTCCCTTCATGGAGACGATTGTTATAAGATTCCATCTCACTAACCGTAACATTAAAAAATCTACATAAATTACCTTGTAATCCTGGATCGTTTACAATGCCAGAATAAGTACTCGAAGGAGAAACTACCATACCTCTAAAATCTAAAGGAAATGCGTCCTGGGTTATGACCTTATCAGTGTCATATAGACGCAAATTCTTATCTTTTTGTAAGGAAACGATATCTACAAGTTGATTTCTCCACCATCTTGACTCTGCTACTACATGAAATAATACATCTTGATAAACAAAACTAGAAGTATTACCCAGTTCATAAGGTCTAAGGGTCCTACGAGGAACCGCTTCCACTACAATAGCGGGCATTTGAACCCTATGATTAGCTAGAATACCCCAACTCCCAGAGCCAACGTTGGTAAAAGTTGAGTCGTCCACGCGGAGAGAATTGTATTGCAACTCATCCCACCAAGGAGCTTGGTCCGCGATATAAGTTTGTACATTTCTGTAGCTGTACTCAAGCTGCACAGTAGTGCTACTAGACACGGAATTATCAAATACAACTCTTCCTAATGGATAATTATAATGATGACCATATGTAGCATCTCCAGTTCCTTTTAAAACCCCATCAATCCAAACCCCAGAAATATCAATAGGACTATAGCCAGGGTATTCTGTGCCCGTCTCCCATACCCAATCCTTCCGTGCCGTCTCCCAAATCTGACCTGCAGTATAAGCTGGATCATCTACGAGCCTTAGATTATCAAAGGTTCCCCCATAAGCCCCGGATGTAGGAATAGTGATATTGGACCATCCTCCAATACCGAGGAACGACCAATCTAAAAACGACTTTAAATTGGACTCCAACTCGGAGTTTAATAATGTATTACCGACTTGGCTTACATGTGCAAAAGATGTAGTAGCATTACAACCCATTATTTAAACACCTTCTTAATTTCACTTTCCACTATTGTATTTAAAGCTTTATCTAAATGTTCTAAAGCTCTCGTAGCAAAGTTATCAGTTTCTGTTCCTCTAAACTCAGGAGGTATGGACCACTCTCTACCTCCCTTGCGTACCATAATACCCAGACCTGTCCTACTTTTTGTTCTTCTCCCTGGCAAAAAGAAATAATCCACAATCGTCTTGTCCCCTTCTAGCAACAACCACCTTAACCATTCAATCATCTCCCCGTTGGCACTTTGATATGCACTAGCTGGAAGAGATAGGACATCCCCATAACCTTGTGATAAAATACCAATACTTATAGTTAATAAAGGAGAACCTCCGGCTTTAGTAGAAACATGAATATTGTTCATCCAAGTATCAATAACTTCAATTATTTTACTCTCAGGATCAACTATGCCTAACTGAGCTTGAAGACTTCCTCCCATCAAACTCGAAACCGTTGGAGAATCAAACAACATCTCCATCATGGTTTCTTGGACCCTCGTTCTGACACCAGTATTTATGTTGGTTTCATTTCGTTTTAATAAACTATGGACTTCTTTTACTACATGTCTACTAAAAGAGGTAGGAAATCTGGGATCTAATTTAATGGAAAATGAAAGGGGCATTTTAAATCCTTTTCCACATACAAATAACAAACTCATTATTTCCTAAACCCATAGGAGTTGGCTCGGATACCCTTTGATATACATGAGAAAAGAAACCAGATATATCAGTGCTTACAACTATTTGATTGGCTCGTTGCATTTTGGGTGTCATCTCCTTCTTTCCCATTGTTTGTATCATTCCACCCGCCGTGTCCACCGGGGTCCCTATATCCATAAATTGCTTGGGATCAAAAATCACCATCAAATTAACAGCTTCTGAAGACTCCACAGGTCTCTTACCAGCACCATTACATAAAGGGCAAATTCCCCCAAACGGAAAAGGGATTGATCCTCCGTTTAAAAATCTATTAGAGGATTTTTTACCAATGGGATCATAAATACAGTTAGAACAACTATCGTATTTAGTAACACCATATTTCAATGTACATGCAACGGTACATGCCGTGCTATCAAGCATTGAAGAAATAGCATTATTAAATATAGTTTTAAAATTACTGTTTACGATTCCACTAAATGGATTAATCGCCATTATACCACTCTCTTAGGTGGAACAGAAATCACAGCCAGTAAATCTAACATCATATTTGTCGCCCACCGTTCCAGTGGTTGGTAAATTCCCCGATATGCCATCAATAGCATAAGGATTAATGAGGTAGTTACTACCTAACTGATCAGTAGCCTTCGGAGCATTTACCAAAATACCACCATTTTTTATTTCATTGGCAGTAATTACCTTGGTGATTACATCTGTTTGATTCAACGCCATTTTATTACCCTTATATTAAAAATATTGACCACGGTTTCTTATTGGATTCTGTAAATCAGCCTCCCCCATAGACCCCAGCATATTAGTAGGATCAAAAGAATTGGACGCAAACGGAGACATAACAGCACGAAGGATTTTTCCGCCATTATAACTAAAATTATATCTTTTCTTTAACTCTTCGTATGATTTACATGGACCCTCATTAAGTAATGTGCCCAAATACTGACCATAGCTACTTGTTTGTAAAACTGCTGGTCCACACCTAGCCGTCACACCCTGAGCCAAAGCTGCAGTTCTGAAATTCCCTTCGTCCGCTATACACGCAGCCTTTAGCACCATAAAACTAATAAACTCATCCCCGTCACTCGTAGTTGTTTTACCAGGGTCGGGAGTTACTGTTCTTACCTCTACGTCAACAACAAAAGTGCTATTAAAATTAATTTCTAAAGGAAGAAAATAAGCTGCTGTAATCAGAAGATCGTCTAATCTCTGAGGAGTATACTTTACAGTATCACATCCCGCATCATTGAGCATGGTTCTCAACATAATTAAACTAGTATTTTGCCATATCATATTATATGCCTTTAACGGTCACTGACGTATAAAACACCGTCACCTTCTATGGTTTGATTAGAAGAAGTAAGTATTAAAGTTTCCACCCTATAAGTATTTCCTGTGGTACCACTAGCAATAAACATAGTTACACTCTGACTACTATTGGCCAAACCTGTAGCAGTGATGGATAAATCGGAAGTACTTCCATCAGCTTTTTCAGATCCAACACTAATGACACCACTAATACTTTCGCCAGAAATGAAGCGATTACTAAAGTCCATTGTGAACCTTAGAGTTTCTGCAGGTTGCTTACAGAGTCTTTGATCTGCCATGTTATTTTATCACTTATGCTGTGGTTCCATTGACTTGGAATTGATAGAAGCTATTTTGAGCTGAGGCACCAGCTGCAAGCTCCAACTTCAACCACATCCCATTAGAATCCGTAGGGGTTAAATTGGTTACAGGAAGACCACTAGAAGCACTACCAAAACCTCCGGTAACACCCGTAGGAGCGGTGGTTCTATCGGTAACAGTTTGAATGGAATTTAAGCTATCTTCGAGACCAAATGTCATAATAGTATAAAGTCCAGAAGAAACTTCAACCACCGTTGTGCTTAGCAAAGCACTACTAGCATTATTATTTTTAATAAAACATTTTTCATAAAGGGTCTTAGCAGCGCCACCGGCAGCATTTGCTGTAGCACTATTAAAAGGTCTGAGAATACCAGACTCATATTGAGGAATACTAGCAATGGCCTCATCTGTATCTGCATCCCTGACAGTAACCGTACCAACAGCAGCAGAAACCAGCGTAGCGGAGAGCACTCTCTCAAAGCTACTGCTAGTAGTAACTACAGTGGTACCACTAAGGGTTATGGTTTCGCTTAAAGATGTTCCATCTGCAGCCCTTCCTGCTATTGTCATATTTTGTGTGTCCGAAGCACTGGCGCTGACTACCTCTATCTGATCAGTGGCAATAATATCAGTAAAGGTAACGCGAATACCACTGTCAACGGCCCCTCCTGTAGTAGCACTGTCACTCGTTGGCATATCAGCAGCAGCATAAACCACAATATTTGTTCCAGCTACAGCCATAATTACACTCCAATCTTATTAAAATATTAAGGAATTATCCATTTAGTTGAGTTAGCGTCTACAACCCATGTTGTATTATTGCTTTCTACATTCCATGTGGTTTCATTCTGATTCATGAGCCAGTTTACATTACTCTTACTTAAAATAGCCTGTGAATTTTCAGTATTTAACAACCATTTTACATTATTCGTACCCAACAACCATGTCTTATTATTACTGTTTAATACCCATTTTGCACTATTAGTCTGAATCGACCATGCTGCAGCAGCAGTATTTACTATCCATTTTCTGCTATTATGAAATTTCCAGGTAGTATTGTTAGAGTTTATTATCCAGTCTAATGTTTTTCCTGCGCCCGGAGGAATAAATATTTCTGCGAACTCAACAGGAATTTTATAATAATCAATAACCTGCAATAATCTCTCAACTGGTATCCTATAGGTGTCTATAGTGTGAGACCCTATAATCTCCACCGGCACTGTCTGATTAAGACTGAGCAGAACTGAGGAGGCTATTGGCAATTTATTGTCTGTATTTATATACACTAAAAATTCAATAATTTCGCGTCTAGAGATTTCAATATCCAGGAGATGCTCGATTGGGACATTTTGAGTAAGATTATGTGTCCCTATCATCTGAATAGGAATAATCTCACCAATATTTAGTGATTTAATAATCTCAATAGGTGCAAGTCTAATAAAAGTAGAGGAAGGAGTGAGTGTCTCAATAGGAACAGACCTGTTTATAGTACTTAAGATGGCCGAAATATCAACAGGAAGCTGCTCACCCAATGCCAAAGTAGCTATAGTCTGAATAGGAACACGGGCATTGAGCTGCGCCCCTTGTAAATAATCAACAGCAACAGTACGGGTCATCGTAGGCAACGTAAGAATGTATTCTATAGAAAGATTGAAAGTTTCAGCTAAAGTTCCTATAGCCTGAATAGGCATATTTGCAGTTAATAAAGCAGACCCTACCACCTCCATAGGAGCCCTTTGATTAATGGTGGGTAGAGATGTCACAAATTCTATTTGGTCCTTCCTGGAGGTAATTATGGACGCTATAAGCTCTATTGGGAGAAGGGGAATAATACTAATATCAGGAGATCCTATGACCTCAACAGGAACCTTCTCATCAACAAGAATAGCAGAAAGATTCTCAATAGATATTCTACGATTAATAGTCGCCAAGGACGCCAAGAACTGGGTAGGTATAGTATGAACAGCTGTTATTGATTTTATACTTTCAACAAGAATTATACGACTTATCCCTAAGGAAGCTATAGTTTCTGTAGGTACAGTTCGCGTAGAGGCGCCTAAGGACAAAAGGGTTTCGATGGGTATTTTGCGATTAATAGTAGCTAAAACTAATAGTGTTTCAATAGGTATCTTAAGTGCTTTGGCTAATGATCCTATAATTTGAATTGGAATATTAGATGTTTGTAATATAGACTCTATAATCTCTACTGGAACCTTACGAGATATCGTAGCTAATGATGCCAAAATATCCACAGGAAGTAATCGAGCAACTGCCAAAGACCCTATCAATTCAATAGGTACTAAAGGAGATACTGTAATAGCAGTTGACCCTTGGATTTCAATAGGTATCCGAGCCTCAAGCAATACAGGATTCAGATACTCAATAGGAAGCTTGCGACTAATGGCCTCTAAGGTAGAAGCTAATTCCACTGGGATAGATCTAGAGTCCACCAAGGACTGTAAGCTTTCAAGAGGAGCCCTTCGATTTATAGCACCTAATGTAAGAAGAGTCTCTACAGGAATCTTCAAAGCTTTGGCTACAGATCCAATAATTTGAACAGGCGATTTGGCATCCGTGCTTATAGAGGCCAAACTTTCAATGGGGGTGCTGCGATTTATTGTCGCTAAAAGAAGAGCTGTTTCAATTGGGATCTTAAACGCTTTAACCAAAGAGCCTATAATCTCAATAGGAATAGAAGGAGTAACAGATAATTTTTTCAATAATTCTATCGGAACTTTTTTATCAATAGCTACTAAAGATAGTAAAATTTCAACAGGAATCTTAAAAGCTTCTGCGAGAGATGCTATAGTTTCCAAAGGTATACGAGCCTGAAATACCATGGAAGCAACAGTTTCTATAGGCGTTTTTCTATTCATCTCCACTAGCGAAGATAGAATTTCCACTGGTATAGATCTTGTAGCTTGGACCGACTGTAGAATCTCAATAGGTACAAGACGGTTAATGGCAGATAAAGTGGATAAAAACTCAGTTAGTATGGATTGAGATAAAGCTAAAGACTTGACTTTTTCAATCGGAGTTACATTGCTAATTGCCAGTGAATGCAACGTTTCTATTGGCAACTTCAAAGCTTTGGCTATCGACAACAGCGTCTCAATAGGTACTAAAGGAGATGCTGTAATAACAGTCGACCCTTGGATTTCAACAGGCACCAGAGCGTCAAGCAATACAGACTTCAGATATTCAATAGGAAGCTTGCGACTAATAGCCTCTAAGGTAGAAGCTAATTCCACTGGGATAGATCTAGAGTCCACCAAGGACTGTAAGCTTTCAAGAGGAACCCTTCGATTTATAGCACCTAATGTAAGAAGAGTCTCTACAGGAATCTTCAAAGCTTTGGCTATCGACGACAGAGTCTCAATAGGAAGCTTGCGACTAATGGCCTCTAAGGTAGAAGCTAATTCCACTGGGATAGATCGAGAGTCTACCAAGGACTGTAAGCTTTCAAGAGGAACCCTTCGATTTATAGCACCTAATGTAAGAAGAGTCTCTACAGGAGCCTTCAAATCTTTGGCTATAGACAACAGCGTCTCAATAGGTACTAAAGGGTATACTTTAATGGCAGCCGACCCTTGGATTTCAACAGGCACCAGAGCGTCAAGCAATACAGACTTCAGATATTCAATAGGAAGCTTGCGATTAATAGCCTCTAAGGTAGAAGCTAATTCCACTGGGATAGATCTAGAGTCCACCAAGGACTGTAAGCTTTCAAGAGGAACCTTTAAGGACTTTTCGGACGACCCAATTATCTCTACTAAAACTTTTTCAGTGGAGGTAATCGTTACGTCTGGCAATGTACTAAAAGGAGTTTCTGAAAATGCACTAAAGCCAAACACAGTGTCTCCCCTAATCCATAAAAAGTAAAAACGACTTGCCAGTTTGGGCAGCTTCTGATGCCACAAATTGGGCGGCTCCAATATCCCAAGCGTCCGCTGCTTCTCTGTCGTATCCACCGATGCCAACTTCCCACGTATAAGGACTAAAAGGCATCGTTTTTCCTTGTCCCGGTGTTCCACCTATGACCATACTCTGACCGCTATCTTTTCCGTTTCCAACAGCATTTGTGCCACTTTTTAGATGCAGGTCCTCAGACCCCGCAGTAGTGCTTACAAATATATCAGAAGCAGTTTCACTGCGGTAATTAGTACTTCCGGGAGCCGTGGTATCACTACTAAGATTTTTATCACTAACGTACCAACTAGCGCCGCCTTGCGCGTCAAAATCATAGGTTGGACGCAGGGGCACCTCCCCACTCAAGTTGGCTGTGCCCATAGCTATATTGTTATAAATTCGCTGATATTGGATGCCGTCTTTAGAATAGATGCCATATACAGCATTATGATACATATTACCAGTGCCAGTCAGTGTTATGCCGTACACAGTATTACTGGTAACTACAGTCCAATCGTTTTGATTTTGCCAAATACCCGCGATGGTAAAAGCGCTGCTCGTACCGTTATCCATTACCATATCGTAAACAATATTATTGCAGATCCAGATCTGCTTTTGACTATCATAAATTCCCATCGTTTTTTGATTTCCGCCGGAGTATCGCCCACCATGTAATAGACATTTCTGAACGCCCGTCTTTTCAGACCATAGGTATATTAATACTTTAACCGCGAGCTGTCCCGCATCAATCTCTAGCCACTCGACCTGCGCACTATTATTTATATTGCCATACCATGCTATAACGTCATATTCACTGCCGGATGTCCGCAATAGTCGCACTCCAGTGTTAGCGCTTCCGTCATTTCTTTCGCCTGAAGCGGCAGTCAAGGTTCTAGTATCAAGGCCTATAGTGCCACCTCCGTTTATGACCGTTGTTCCGTTACCTGTAAAATCAGAATCGGCATAACACTCACCTACAGCCGTATCACCACTTGAGTATATAGAGGATTCATCCAAATCGGCTTCCCATAGAGCAATTGTAGAATAGTCCCTGCTCGATGTACCAATACTTTTTGTCACGGTTGCCATAGGTCACCTTATAATGTCACAATTCCAGCGGCTACTTTATCTACATGAATATCATCCATATGATTCCAGCCCTCTTGATCACCAGTAGATCGGGCATCAACTTCTTTATCTGTATTACGTACATCATCTATATCAATACTAAATTCCGTATCTAAATCCCAATAAGGAACCTGCCACTTTTTCTTAGCGACCAAAACACCGTCTTCGGGAGCTTCCTTTGTCTCATAAACTGGTTCGGCCTTTTGTACACACGTAGGAGTAGAAATTTCTACAACTTCACCATGCTGATGGCCACAGCAATTTACAGGAAGGAAGTGGCGTTTTTCAATAAGGGTAAAGGGCCAATTGCAACAATCGGCTTTTAGGTTATCACTATGTCCTTCAATTTCATTCCATAAAACATCACTATGATCACGGTCACGAGGAGCATTTCCACCATACCAAATCTCTTGACCCCGTTCAACACCAAATATTTTATGTCGCGCATGTTTCAATCGACGAGTAAGATATTCAGCTACATGCATAGCCTCCCCTTTTTCGTTAGGGGTAGTGCTAATAGTGTCTACTTCATCAGTTAATAAATTATATCTTTCAACTTCATTACTATTAAGTCGAATGAATTTATACTTACTGGTTTTTTCCATATATCTATGGAAGAGGGTATTTATATCCCGAAGCCCAACGCTATTGACACCAGCTTTATCAACATGACAAATCATTTCAGCATGACAATATTCAATTTGAACATCCGACATTGTTGAAATTATATCACCATCTTGGTAAGATGTTTGATTGGGGGCTACTGTGCCAACTTTTAATATGAGTTCCATTATATATTTTGTCCTATAACAAAACCATCAAAATCACCAGATTGGGCAGTAGATCCACTTACTGCGGTACAAATAAAACCAAAAAGATCACTTTTATGAGCTGTGGTAGTGAGAGTGGGAGCGGTGCCACCTTCCGCCCAATGAATGTCATTGAACCACGTTACAGTTCTACTACCAGTAACGTCTTGGGTCAATCTAGTGGTAAACTTTTGTCCATAACTTACATTAGTTATAGCTATAGTTCTATTACCTCCTAAAGTAACACGATGAGTATTACTTTCATTTAAATCAAAAGTAACCGTAGCACCATCTGTTCCAGAATTTAGTGGAGTTTTAAAAGCTCCAGAAACACTAGTATAACCATAAAATTGATTAAGCTTAACTTCTCCACTTGCATTAACAGAAATTTGATCAATACCGGAAATATCTTTAACTGCAAATATAGTACCTGATTGGAGCTGTGGACTAATATTAAATAATTCACCTTGATATCCTGCAAAAGAAAGATCGGAATCTGGCATAACATTTAGTTCAATACCACTAGTGGGTGTTCCCGTTACTGCAGACGGACCAGTTGTAATTGTACCCGATCCTCGAAAGAAAATCTGGGCACCGCTCCCGGTGGTTTCTCCTGTTCTAGGTGTAATTTTAATATCTTGAGTCATCACAAACTCCTGTTATAAATTAAATCTATATCTCATTGCATCATAGTTTTGGAGTACTTCAGCGTCAGTTAACTCACGATTGTAGACATGTATTGAGGCAAGAGAGCCTTCCCAGCACGCCCCATCACCCGAAGCTATACGAAACGCTCCTTCATTAAGAAAATAACCTGACGGACCACCCCCATCGTAGACCTCAATTCCATTAACCCAAGCTTTTATATAAGTATTATAATATGGATTCCCTGACGAACCAAACCTACAACGCATAGTAATCTGTACCCACTCGTCCTCTACTAGCCCCCAGTCTGTCGAGCCAGTCTGCCCAACCCCGCTAGTAAACTTTACATTACCACCCGAAGAATTGAAAAATCCCCAAGAGGGGTAACGGAAACCATTATCCGTCGTGTCACCTCCGCTAGGATGGTTCGCTGCCAATATACACCCATTTGTATCACCCGGACCCCACTGAACCCATAAGACTATAGTTGATTCATCATAAGCAGACCCCGACGAACCTTCTGACAGAGTCATTGTATCAAGC